AGAATATCCAGGACGCCGAGAGCACCATCCGGGACGTGGATATCGCCAAGGAGATGATGGCCTACACGAAGAACAACATCCTCGTGCAGTCCGCCCAGGCCATGCTGGCCCAGGCAAACCAGCTCCCCCAGGGCGTGCTCCAACTCCTCGGCTAAGCAAATTATCTCCCCGACTATGTAGTTTAACTACTCAACGTAGCGGGGGCGGGTCCGCCCGCCCCCGCGATTTTATTTACAGCCGGCTGATGGGTCAACAATAAATTGACAAAGCGGCCGCAAGCGGGACTTCTGCTTGCGGCCCTTTTTTCTTTCGACAGTTTTCTCCAGTATTCCTTATCAATATTTGAGGAATATCGAAGAAAACCGTCAATTTTTTATACACTTTTTGCCCACTATGACAAATCAGGCGAAAAGACAGAGAATTTTAATAGAAAATTCCGTTCTCACAAAATGTGCACATTCAAAAATGACAAAAATCAGGAGGAAGAAATATGTTTGACCCTCAGAGTGACTACGCCTTAAACAAGGTGAACACGTCAGCCATTGTCTGTAAGAGCGTTACCGGCATACATACCGAGTTAACCCGCGAGGATTTTTCCAGTGAAGCGGAATTTCAGCGTTGGAAAATATGGTCCGATGAAGATTACCACAGTACAGAGCAAGCGGGAAGGCATGACGACTCCTGCATACCTTTGGACCAGAGCCGAGACGCCGCCGGACTTTCGCTGGAGGACGAGCTGATTGCCGCGCAGGATCAGGCCAGTGCAGATGCCGAGCAGCGTAAAGCGATACAAGAGAAAATTGCCGCAGTCAGAAAAGTCCTGACCGCAACACAGTACCGGCGGCTATGGATGTACTGCGTTGATAAGCTGTCTATTACAGATATTTCCATACTTGAACACGTTACTCAACAGCGAATCAGCCAAAGTCTCCTGGCTGCCTACAAGCGAATTGTAAACATTCTGTGAACAATTAGGGTTCGATTTTTTTCGACACCGTTCCCCTTTCAAAAACGGCCTCTTTTTTGCGCTAAGTGAAGGGCATACTTCTCTCTTGCCTTCACTTGCATCTTGAAAATTGAATATACGGTATTGCGGGTACAAAACCCATGTGACCAGCAGCGAAAGGCGCGCCGCCAAGACGCCAGCTTTGGGAGGTGAACGGATAAGCTGACCGAGCGATCTACGCGGCCTTTGACCCGGCTATGGCAAGCCGGAGGCGATGACCAGCATGGGGGATAATGACACTTGCTCACGCCCGTTCACAGACTTGAAACGGAACCCTGCGGCGCACGTTTTGCACGGCGTTGCGGAGTTATGACAGCCCCGCCAGGGACGGCCCATGAAGAAGAAGCAATACCCCCCTTCGCCGGGGATGCGTGGCAAATACGGCGACTAAACAGTGAAATGAACACCACCAGCCGCGCCGGTACTGCCGCCGCTTTGTGCTGCGCGGCACCGGCGAACGCCGGCGCGGTTGGTTAAATTTTAAGGAAATAATCTGCTTATGCAGTTTAATGGTTTGTTTTGAATGGAGGAGGTACATCTGTGCAAAAGACAACGACGCCCCCCAAGGGGCCTTCGACTTCCTATAAAGAGGTCAAGATCGGAAACACGATCTATCGTGTAACCAGCATTTTCTCCGGCGAGAAAGACCTGGGCAAGACCTTGGAACAACTTGCACTTCGCCGCGCCATGGCGGAATTGGCAGCAAACGCCGTCCAATAATAGTACATCATCATGCCTCCCGGCCCGCCGCATCCTTGCGCGGCGGCGGTTTCTCAGGTATCATATTCTTGCAGGGGAAAACCTGCGGGAGCCGCCAGGCCGCACGAGGTATGAATCGGCGAAAATCGGGAGGTAAAAGAAAGATGATCGACAAAACATACAACGTGGGCATTTATTGTCGTTTAAGCAACGACGATGAACGGGACGGAGAATCAGTCAGCATTGAAAATCAGAAGCTCCTTTTGCAGCGGTATGTGCGGGAGCGGGGCTGGAATGAAGTGGATGTGTATATCGACGACGGATTTTCCGGGACAAATTTTGACCGGCCCGGTGTAAAGCGTCTGATCGCCGACGCAAAGGCCGGACGCATCAATGTCATTCTCGTCAAGGACCTGTCCCGGTTCGGCAGAAACTACATTGAGTTCGGCCAATACACCGATAATCTGTTTCCTTCTATCGGGTGCCGTTTTATCGCCCTCAACAATGGCATTGATACCATGAGTAATGACGGCAGTACCGATGTCATGTGCTTTTTGAACTTATTCAACGAGTTTTACAGCCGTGACACAAGCAAAAAGGTGAAAGCCGTCAAAAAAGCCTGCGCGGAAAACGGGAAGTACATGGGTACATATCCACCTCTTGGGTACAAGCGTGACCCGTTGGACAAACACCATTTCATCATCGACGAGGAAACCGCGCCGCTGGTCCGCCGTATTTTTGCTATGCGGGCTTCCGGCATGGCGTTCCGAAAAATCGCCACCACCTTAAACGCTGAGGGCATTCAGCCACCCAGTGAGCTCTACTATCAACGCCAGGGCCGCAGCAATCCCCGCTGTGTCAACCACCTGTGGAATGAAAGCACCGTCAAGGTGATACTCCGTAACGAAGCCTATATCGGCAATATGGTCCAAGGCAAATACGGCACCCTCTCCTATAAATCCAAAAAATTGGTGGCAAAACCGAAAGATCAATGGATTCGTGTGGAAGGGACCCATGAGCCAATCATCTCTCGCGAGGTTTGGGACACAGTAGTCAGCATCGGCCAGAAGAAGGTGCGCAAATCTGAGACCTCGGACGGCATCAAAAGCATTTTCACTGGCTTGGTCTACTGCGCGGACTGCGGTTTCAAAATGCGAAACCAGGTAAAGCGTTTTACCTATAAAGATGGAAGGCCAGGGCGGTACAGTTCTTTCTTGTGCGGAAGTTATTCCCGCAGCGGGAAAAGTGCCTGCACTATCCATACCATTTGTGAGAATGTGTTGACACAGATCGTTCTGGAGGACATTCGGGAAAAGGCCCAAATATGCCGCCTATGACCGGGAGCGGTTGCTGGCTCAAATCATTCGTATGAAGGATAAGGAACAGCACAGCCGCGCAGCATCCTATGAGCAAGAACTGAAGGTTACTGCCGCCCGTGTTACGGAGCTGGAAAAGCTAATGCAAAATCTCTACGAGGACAAATGCACCGGGGTTGTCCCGCAGACGGTTTTCCAGACACTGATGCAGAAGTACGAAACGGAACGGGCACAGAAAGCCGCTGTTCTCCCGGAGTTGGAGAAGAAAGTCAGGGCGCAGTTGGAAAACCGCTATGATGTTGACCGGTGGGCTGAGATTATCCGACGCTACACAGAGATTACCGAGTTGGATGAGACCATCCTGTTTGAGTTGGTGGACCGCATTGAGGTTGGCGAGGCCCAAAAGTTCGGCAACACCCGTGTCCAGGACGTAAAGGTGTTTTATCGTTACGTTGGCTGTGTAGATGATGCGCTGTCTAAGGAAAGGCAGGCGGCGGTATGAATAAGCTGTATAAGGTGGGAATTTACTGCCGCTTGAGTGTGGATGATGCCTCCAACTCCGCCAAGGCCAAGAACTATATCCCTGCCGATGAATCTGTCAGTATCGAAAATCAGAGGGAACTTCTCTCCAAATTCGCCATGCTCAACGGTTGGGTGGAGACCAAGACCTATTGTGACGATGGGTACAGCGGAGGCAACTTTCAGCGGCCCGGATTTTTGGAAATGCTGGAGGACGCTCGAAAGGGCGTTATCAACCTCATTCTTGTCAAAGATCTCTCCCGCCTGGGAAGGGACTTTGTGGAGGTAGGCCGATACACAGACATTGTATTTCCCTCTCTGGGATGCCGGTTCGTATCTGTTCTGGACTGTTTGGACAGTGAGGGAGATAACACAGATATGCTCCACTTCCGCAGTCTGATGAACGATTATTACTTGCGAGATTTAAGCAGTAAAATTAAGTCGGTTCTGCACAGCAAAAAAGCCAGCGGTCAATTCATTGCCGCGTATGCCCCCTATGGCTACCGCAAGAGCGCCAAGGACAAGCACAAGCTGGTAATTGATGAGTACGCTGCCGGTATCGTGCGCCGGATATATGATATGCGGCTGGCGGGTACGGCTTACGGTCAGATTGCTGCTACCCTCAACCGTGAGGGCACTACCTCGCCGCGTATCTACTGGAGACAGACCAATGACAAGAACGGCTGCAAAGCGGCCCAACTCTGGACCTATGCAACGATAAAAGCGATTCTCCACAATGAGGTCTACAAAGGAACGCTGTTGACAAACCACACAGGCACCCGTTCCTATAAGGATCATACGCGGGTAAGCAAACCAGAAACCGAGTGGATACACCTTGAGGCGCTGCATGAGGCCATCGTCAGCGCGGAGGAATGGGAGGCTGTTCAGAAGATCAATCACGCGGCAAGCCTCCGTCCTGTTAGCAGGCAGGATCCTGTTGCGAAATTGTTTACTGGCAAGCTGGTATGCGCCGATTGTAAAGCTCCTCTAAATGCTAAAGTGGAGATACAGTATCGCAAGAACGGCACGAAGAAACGCTATGTTTCTTATTTCTGCAGCACCTTTGGCAAGTCGGGCCGGAGCGTGTGTTCGTGGCATAGGATTTATGAACAAACACTAATGCAGATTGTGATCGCGGAAATCAGAACCCAGGCCCAGGCGGTGACAGTGGATGAGGTTGCCATAGTGGATAGGCTCAAACGCAGAATTGTGGATTATGACGAGCAGCGTTTAGCCGATGCCAAAAAGGAAATCAGCAAACTGCGTCGCAGGGTGCTAGAGTTGGAGACCATGACCGCAAAACTTTATGAGGATAAGTATACAGGCACAGTCAGCGAAAGCACGTTTATGGTGCTGATGCAAAAAAACGAACAGGAGCGGATTGCTAAGGCGGAACGTCTGGACGCGCTTCTGTCCGAGGTAGAAAAGGTACAGCAAAAAACCGCCGCCATTCACAACTGGGCGGCGATTATCCGAAAATATTTGAACTTGCAGAAACTTGACCGGGCCACTATTGAGGAGTTAATAGACCACATTGAAGTCGGTGAGCGCACCGTTGTAGACGGACAGCGCAGGCAGGACATCAAAGTGTTTTACCGCTTTGTCGGTCTGGTCGAGTGAAAGCAGTATGTGGCTGAATCAAGCGAGTTTGTCGGATTTGAGAGCGTATACCCAATCCCCTCCCGAACAGCGTATGTCCTTTATCACGTC